AAGGATGTGAAAACATCGTCAAAATTATATAGCTGACCGGGAATCTGTTTCATATCCTTGTCTGGTGAAACAATAATATTACCCGGAAATTTTGTGGCATAAATACCTAGTGCATCGTCACCCTCTAATGAAGGCTTCTTGATGACCTTGTACTCTTTTCCAAGAGCATTGATGATACGTTTGTATCCACATGGTTTTTTACGATTTCGATGTCCTTTGTATTCTGGTAGAATTTTTTTTCTAAAATTTACACTATCAGAAAAGAACAATATAGTAGTTGAGAAATCACCAAGCTTTTTTTCTATCTTAGCTATTTCACGCTTTGCGGCGTTGTAAGCATCATTGAAATTACTTGTAACGAGAATAACATCATCGCCAAAGTCTACTTCACTTTCTGCTGCGGCACAAGACTTATATACAATATAGTCTGCGTCTATCAAAATTTTCATACATTAATGGGTATCTGCCCAAGTCTCTCCATCCTTAGCCTCAGCAGCTATGGGGATTCTCATATTGTAGTATTCTCCAGCTTCAACAGCTGATAGTTCTAATACAGACTTGAGATCTTCTACGTGTTTAGGATCACACTCAAATTGTAATTCGTCGTGAATAAAAGCAAGTTGGTGACAACACAAAGACATATCTGTTATATGTTCGTGTGCTCTGACCATCCATCTTTTGGCGATAACCGCTGCTCCTCCCTGTAGGAGGTAATTGAGAAACTTATGCCCTTTGTCAACGCTGATACGACGACCGTCGATGGCACTTGCGAAACCTCTTTCTGCACCTTTCTTAGTAGCTTCCAACAGCTCTTTAAGACCCGGAATGGCATCAACATAAGCTTTACGAATATCCCTTCCCTTCTTCCTAGCGGCTTCTTCGGATAGTAACTGATCATAAGAGTGTCCTAATTTTACATCACCGCAACCATACAAAAATGCATAGGTTACAGTCTTAACTTGTCTCCGACTGATACCGATCTTGTCAGCATTAGTCTGGTGAATGTCGCCAGTTGTAAGAATTTTTGCATACCTACCGCCGTCGTATCTAGCTAGATAGTGAGCGAGCATGCGTAGTTCTATACCCGATAAGTCAGCTGCGACCATGCGTTGACCGGGTGTAGCTATAAATAAACGTCTGAATCGCTCGTCCGCAGGAACTTGTCCTAGGTTTGGAGTACGATGATGACATCTAAATGTAGCGGTATTTGTAGCACAGTAGTGGTGGATTCTAGACTTCGTACATAGCTTCTGCCATGCGTTCACGCCTTCGGATATCATTCCTAACTGCTTCGTCAGATCCAGTAGTGTCAAGAACTTTAGAGCAGTATCCGTCCCAATCTCTTTGAGGACGGTTTCGTCTATTACTGGTTTTCCTGTGGATGTCATTGATACGGGCATCCAACCACAATGTGTTTGTAAGATCCATGCTATATGATCCCTTGATGAAGGGTTAAAGTCTTTTAATCTAGTAAATGTACAACCTTCGATGTACCCTTGGCTCTTATTATTTCTTTTAGGAGTAAATTCCTTTCCTGCAACGTAAGGATACCTGTCGAGAAGTATCTTAGTAATCGTTTCATACTCAATTCTGAGAGCAGATTCAAGTTCCCGTGCAGCTTGTTCATCAAAATACCATCCATGGATTTCCTGTTGTGTAAGTATTTCAGCTACCTTGTGTTCTAGTTTGACCCACTCAGGTAGCGGTGGAAGTGATTGCATAGTTTTTGTGTAACAGCAACGTCTTGGACGCAGTAGTCTTCCATCTCTTGGCTCCATGTAGACCAATCGGCTTCCTTACCAAAGTTACCTTTGTATTCGCCTAGTCGGTATCCATAAGACTCGAGTGAATGTCTACCATATAATTGTAATGGCATATGATTCCAATTTCTTCTTTTGTCTATCTCCATCAAGTTAGGATGATATAAACGAGATAGCACAAGTGTATCTATAATTTCTCCCTGAGGATTAAACCATGGATACATCTTTTTGATTATGGGTATATCAAACCCAATGATATTATGTCCAATAATTCTTGAAGCTTGTTCAATAAACTGAACAGCTCTGACTATTGGTTCTGCAGCTCCTGTGTCATTATACGTAACAGTCATCCCTTCATCTACGTAATGTACTGCAATGCAATGGATCTCAGTAGTATTCTTAAGCAGACCGTTTGTTTCTAGGTCTATTATTACTGGTCCAGTCAAATGTTTTGTCTCTGAACTTTGCTTTTCTGATGGCATCTTTAGTAGGTGGGTTAGGTTTTTTCAACTCAGAAGTCTGTGCTTGGGTCGAAAATTGGTGTTGTCGTAGTTTCATGTTCAGTAAACCTCGATGTTGATAAATCGTATTTTATTTTTCCGGCAAATCCAGTCTCTCCTGAATAACGGTTTTTAATAATTCTGAGAGTTGTAATGTCTCTGTCATTTTCGCTTTGCTGGTCTCGCTCCAAAGCGATGACGCTATCGCTAATTTGAGCAATACTATGAGATCCTCTAAGTTGGCTGAGGGAAACTTTTCCTCCCTCTTCGTGCGAAGTCCTATCATTGTTACTCCTCCTTAAGTGAGATACTAGAAATAATGTAATGCCAGTACGCTCGACTAATGACCTTAGTTTGGTCATGGTGGTATCAATCATACGTCTTTCGTCGCCATCTAATCCACTCAGTAATATGCTGAGGTGATCGAGGAATACAACACGACATTCCAATCCACAGGCAAGGTATTCGATCCTAGAGTAAATTGTTTCAGGATCATACGAACCAAAACCATCAAAAAGGAATAAATTCCAATGTTCCATAGTAAGGCTAAAAGCGTCTGCCAAGTCTTTTTGTTCATGTTCCCCTATGTGTAAAGATTTACCTAATGCACAAGACATCAGACCTAAAGCACTTCGCCTGTTAGATTCCTCTAATGCTAAGTAGCCTACTTTCTCTCCTTTGTCTAGTAATCCTGCTGCGATTTGGCGGCAGAAACTTGATTTACCAATACCCGAGCCGGATGTTATGGTAACTAGCTCTTGATATCGGATTCCATGTAATAAGTTATTGAGTCCTTGGAATGGATACTCGTGATCTGCTGGTGGTGTTGGTGTCGTAACCAGATCTAATAATGATTTACCTTCGACAATGCCATCTGGTCGGTATGGTTTAGCGTCCCAGATTGCTTTCCTGATTGCCTCAGAGTCGTTGGCTTGCAAGGCTTCTGAAGGATCTTTGTATCCCTCCAGACGAGCTATCTTTGTTTTTCCCGGTGGTAGTACGGTGGCTGCTTCTTCTGCTGCCTTGATACCTGCCTCATCATTATCGAAAAATAATACAACTTCCTCATATCCTTGAAATAGTGGTATTTGTTTTTGAATGTCTTTCTTAGCACTAGCGGCTCCATGCGGTAGTGAAACCATCGGCCACGAAGGCATGGCTTCATAACATGAGGCGGCGTCTAGTTCGCCTTCAGTAACAACAATACGTTTACCAGTAGTAGGAAAACGATGCTGACCGAATAGCGTATTAGTGGAAACTCCTGCATAACGAAAGTCTTTTTTCTTTGTTTTTGTTTTTATACCCTTCAATACTCCTGATTCATCGTGATATGGAAACTTTAGTTCGTTACCATCAACGTGGATTTGATAAAATCTGTTAGTTTTTTCAGAAATATTGCGTTTTTGCAGCCGTTCGGCTGAACCTGTAAGGTATACTTCTCCCTGCATTTTGTTATTGTGAATTGGCTTGTCTCCGTCCGTGACATTATGACAGACGAAGCAGTAAGTGTGTCCATCAGAATACAAAGAGTTTGCATCTGACGAACCACAGTTGTCGCAAGGTATATGTCTTACGAACTCGTTCTCGGTCATGTTAACCAATCAATCGGTATGTCATGGTAAGCTGTCCATGGAATGTCATGTTTCTCACACCACATTGCATAGGTAGTCTTACTGTTTTTATTTATTTTATTGTATGGTGCTTGGAAGACCATGCGTAGATCCATGTCTGGATTATCTTTCTTCACAGCCAATATTTTCCTGCGGTCGGCAGGTGCCCAATAACCTTTTGCTTCCAGATATACATGATTAGGAAGTACAAAGTCAGGGCAATAGTGATGTTGAATTGTGTAGCAGACTTTTTCAGACTCGTATTCATACTTGACCCCAAGCGTTGTAAAGAGAGTAGCTAGTCTCTCTTCCAACTTGGATTTGAATTTAGAAGTCGTCTTCGTCATCTTCAACTGAACTTGGTGCTGTATCAGGGACTACGTTTGGATCAGCAGCCTTGTAACCTGAAGACTTACCAAATAACTCGGCTACTTCTTCTAAGTTTAGATCGCCTGTGTCTACGCCAGCCTCACCTTTTACTGAGACAACCTGTACACCAACCAGCTTAAGAGAACTACCATAGGTAACTCCATCCCTGAGGATATAAGGTTTTTGATAGAAACCAAGTTTAACAGTAGATCCTGCGTATAACGGTATTTTGACATCAGTTAGTTGTGTTCCCTCCGTGTCAACTACAGGTGGACGTGTCTCTTCATTCCAAGAGAATTTTAATTTATACTTATCCTTAGAAACTTCCTCCCATGGCTCAGGTTTGAGCGTGGAGCGTTTCGGATTTTTGAGCTTAGACTCTGCCCATTTAAGGACTTCAGCTCGCTCATCTTCTAATTTGTCGATAACATCGTTACCAACTACAGCCGAGAGTGAATAACCAAACTTACTAGGTGCTAGTATTGCTTGGAATCCCTCAAGTGTTACAGGGTTTTCAGTTTTGTGAATAGTTCTTGCCATTAGCAGAAAAAATAAGTGGAATCAATCACGGATCTCGGTTCAAGATCTCCTATGATCGGTGGTTCAGTTTCCGCTCCAATTTGTTGAGCGAAAGTATTTAGATAATCATTATCAGCAAACAGGTACATGTATGTTTCCCTAACTATCGTAGACAGTAAAGACATATCAGTAGCTCTGCATAGAACTGAGTCATGTATCAATGCGATGGGTGCATCAAATCGTTTAACACTTAGATGTAACAGACTAGCATCTAGTGAATGGATAAGGTTAGGTGCTGTTGCAGCCTTGTGCCTAGTCCTATCTACTATATTACCATCTGCCGTCGCAACTGTCAAGCGGCAACGACCTAAAAGTTTTAGATCAATAGTCTCCATCTTCTTCTTCATCAAACGTTGTACAACTACAAAACCAGATGGTGTTGTCCACTCTAGCTCTGTATCTCCACGCTTGATAGCTTTGGATACCTCGTCTTCGATCCATTTCATAACAGACATCGGACCCGGAACTACCTGAGACATTGCGTCCCTGACAGCTCTGACTGTGACTGTAAGGTCATCCTTGTCAACCTCAATACCTTTCTCCTTTAGTGCTTCCTTGATGTATTGCCTGTTACTAAATGCTTTAGCATTGTAAGGAATAGTCATCACGGTGCGTTTGCAACATTTTCTGTCCCAAACTTGCCATAAGACCTCAGGTATATTAGGCATAGATTTCTTAGCTATTACAGCATAAGCGTCTTGTGGTCGGTCAGACGGCAACACATTGACGAGTTGTGCAGTCGATTTATCTCTAGCCAAACCAGCTAGAATCTGAAGACCACTACATGTAGCGTCTGTTGCTACACATAGTCCAGTAGTTAATCTGTCCTTCTTTATTACACATCGGTAATACTCTTCGCAAGCTGCTAAGAACTGCCATGGTTCCTCAGCTCCTTCCCAGTCTCCTATGTTATCTATAGGATCCTCGGCGACACGAGTTATTGTGGAAAGATTATCTTTGACCCATTGCTGCCTCTCATCCCACGTATGTTTATCCAGACCATAAGAAGTAGCTACTTGAAAAGCTAACCACTTGTAAGACTCTGGTGTAACATTCGCTTCATCCGCAAACTTAATCAAACTTTTACCAAAGTCTGTATCTTGCGGTGTAAGGAATGCAGGTATAGGGTATGCTCTTCCCCGATAGTCAAAACTCCAAGGTACATAGAAGACATCTCTGTTCTTAAACTTAGACACAGCTTCCATTGTCATACGAGTACGACATGATCTTCTTGTTTCTTGAGCTTGTCTATTCATTACCTCTGCTACTCTCCTTCTGTAGTTCTTCCGAGACTCCTTGTTCTCAGCTATATCTACAGGTTTGGGAGGTATATCATAATGAATTATAGGGAGGAATTTCCCAACACTAATTTCTTTTTCTTGTAAGAACTCAGCAGTCCGTACTACAAAGGGATTTAGTTTATATCCGACCTTCTGTATTTTGTTCAGAAAGTCTAGTGGTGTTTCTCCCTGTATACGGTGGCGGTCGCCTCTTCTGACTAAATCGTGACCACACATAACTTCGTTAAGTATGTAACCTCCGACCTCTTCATTGCTCCAATCCTTTGGTGGCACTAGCATCGGCCACGCTAGAGGTGAGAACAGTTCAGCAGTTGCCATAACTTCGTCCTTGATGTCAAGAAACTCAGCAGTTGGTAACACATATGTAACAGTTTTATGTCCTTCTCTTATCTTTTCCTGAGTAAACCAACCACTCGACTCCATGATACAGTCAAGCAGCCAACCTCCGAGCTTCACACGAATAGATCTTCCCCATGGA